TATCAGATGATTCACCACTTGAATCAACATTTATCTTAATAATACTATCTAATATTTCTCTAACATCTTTATTTTCAGGTTTTGATAATTCCGTCTTAACAGAATCTTCGGGCCATTCTGGAATAATCCATGTCTTATTCGGGTCATTTTTCAATGATTCATAAGCTGTTTCTAATGTAATTCCTTTTGGTAACACAGATAAATATAAATATTGTTCAACATTTCTATCTTCTTTTGGTAAATCTAAATGAGATTTCATACGAATCGCCCTTCCTAAAACTTGATCTATTCTAACATAATTCCAAAAAGGTTCTAAAATATGAACTTGTCTTACACATGATAATGAAATACCTTCCGCTCCAGCACTTGAAATAATCATTAATTGAATATATTCACCTCGCTTATTATTTTTATCATTGTAATGATCTTTATTTATTTTTCTTTCTTCTTGTCCTTCAGCACCAGTAATAAAAGTATATCTTTTACCAGGTTCAGTTTGAGGATCTTTATGATCAAATTTCTCATAACCATTACTTCGTAAGACTAATTCAAAAGCTTCTGAACCACCATCTGATCTAAAATCACTGTAAAATAATACTTTCCCTTTTGGTTTATTATCAGCAGTCATAAATTTTTGAATATTTTTCATTATTTGGAACATTTTTGGAGATAATAATTTTAAATCATTGGATAATTCTAAACTTTTTGAATCTAAAATTTTTTGGAATGTTTGAGATTTCATATGTTCAATTTCATCTTTATTTTCTTCGGTTCGCTTTGTTGTTCTAAAATCATCATCAATATAAATCATATTACAAGTTTGTCTTGTTCTCATATGATAATGAAAAGGTGAATCTTCACTATAATTTCTCATCATAGCTAGTTTATCAATTGCTTTTTCTTTAGACCACATTTCTGAATATTTTTCAAATTGATTTTGACTCATCATACATGGAATAACATTCATATTTTGAACAATCTTATATTCTTCAAATCCTTCAGCAATTATTTCAGGATCATTAACTATGGGCATATTTACAATTGATGAACGATCTATCGGATAATAAGATGTTAATCCCATTAACATGCGCTTTAATAAAATACGTTTTTGTTCCGGTAATTCAGATCTCCCTTCAAAAAAATATCTCATAAAATTATCATTGTCTGTCATATCAATTAATTTATCATCCTCCAAAATATCAAATAATCTTTGTTGGCGATTAAATACTATATCTAAATCTTTATCATATACTTCAGATGTACCTCTCAATAATGCGACCTTAGAACGAGAAGATAATTCATCAAAAAATTCTTTTGATGGAGTAATATTTTCATCACTAAATAATTTATGCAATCCTTGATAAATTTCAGTTATAAATTCATCAAATGATGTTAATCCTTCCTTTTTACTTTGAACTGTATATATAACTTGATTTTCATCTTCGGGATCCATAATTGATTCAAAATTAGTTCTTTCTTGAATAAATGAAATAATTAATTTACCCTGTTTTTTCTCTACAAAAAATAATTCTATAAATGAAGGATTCTTATAATAAATTTCATTTAATTTCTTTGTAACAATTTCATTATCCATATCTGTCTTAATCGTAAATGTATATATCTTAATTAATCCCTTTAACATATTATACAATACCGCAATTTCAGAAGGCTTATTAATTACAGGTGTTCCCGATAAAAATACTAATTTTACATTTTCTGCATTCATAATCCATTCATAAAAAACTTTGGAAGGTTTCGAACTTGGATTTAATATTTCTCTAACAAAATTATGAACTTCATCAATCACAATACATTCACCATAAAAGGGAGATTCAACATTGAAATTTTTACGATTCAATTTTAATCGTTTCTCTAAATCTTTAACTATCTGTTGATTATGAGTTTCAATTTTTTTCTTTTCTTCTTCTTCTAATAATCTTAAATCTTCCTCCTCTTCTGAATCATCACCTTGTAATTCTTGAATAGAGGATGATTTTACTTTTGGAAATGGATTGTAATGAATAAAATTATATTTTGTATGAATTAAATAATTTATTTCTTGAATTATAAATTCTTTTTCTTCCTCTGGAAAATCATCAAGTGATTTACCTGATGGATCAGGGATAAAAAAACCTCGTATTGATTTAGCCTTTTTCTCTAATGATTTATCATTGTATTTCTTTTTTAATTCTTTCATTGTTGCATTTTGTATTTTTCTTAATACTTTTCCATCTAATTTATATTTATCTTTGAAATCTTCATCGATATCTTTTAATGATACAAATAACCATTGATTGTCTTTATTTAATTCATCTTTTCCCCATCCCATTTTACCTGTTACTGGATCACCCATAATTTCTGCTACAAAATTAGCTTCTAATGAAGCAGGTAATAATGTATTAATTCTCATTTGACCAGATAATCCTTCAGCTAAAGATATAGCAGTTGCTGTTTTACCTGTACCTAAACCATGATAGACCAATAATCCACGATATGGTGTTTCTAATCCTAAATAATTTTGTACTAATTTTTGAAAAATATTTAATGATGATTCTGGATTTAATTTTTCCAATCGCTTGTAAAATTCTTCATTTACCCATTTTACATATGCTTTCCGATGCTGAGAAACAGTTTTATTATCTAATGTCTCAAATTGAATTATCTCAGAACTTGGATCATCGGGTTCATCATCTGATGAGGATTGATCAAGGTCTTGATCAGGCTCTAAATCTTGTTCTGGATCAGGTTCAGGTTGAGGTTCAAAATCAGAATCTGAATTAGGCATTACGGGTGAATCAGGTGATAATGAATCATCTTTAATTTTCGAATTTTTACTTTTTGATTTATCTGACATTTATTATATATAAGTATCATTTTAATTTATTCCGAAAGAACCCTAAATTTTAATAATGCTTTCCTTGAAGCATCTTGTTCAGATTTTTTCTTACTATTTCCAAATCCTGTTTCAATATATTCATCGCCTTTAAATATCTTACAAAAATATGAATTATCTTCTTCATTTTTTTCAGTATGATATGTTGGATGAATTTTATAATTGTGTTGAAAATATCTTAAGATTTGATCTTTATAATTATTATCTCTTAAAATAACATCTGAAAAATCAATATGAGTCTCAATACAATTAATTATAAATTTTTCAACAAGTGAAAAATCACCTGTATCATGGTAAATTGCTCCTAAGAATGCTTCAAAAATATCTTCTAAAATATGAGTATTATTTCTCCCACCACAATTATCTTGAATATGTTTCGAAATTATCATAAATTGCGCTAAATTTAATTGTTTGGATAAATAAGCTAATTGTTCGCCACATACAAATCTTATTTTTAATTTTGTTAAAAATCCTTCATCTTGATTATGAGAGATTACATATCGCTTGTATAAATAATTAGCAATTACATTTCCTAAAAATGAATCACCTAAAAATTCTAATGTTTCATATGAAATTTTAAATAAAGATAAACAATTATCAGGACAAATATATTCTTCATAATCTTTCATTTCACAATATGATTTATGAATAAATGCTTGTTGATACAAAGATAAATTATGAATCGTAAAATCTTGAATATTAAGTGATTTCATAATAGTCAAGATCTCATCTTTAGTTATTAATTTATTATCGGGATTATAAGGATCAGCCTTAAATTTAGTTGAATCTGAATTATCCATTTATAGTATGAATAGATAGGATATTTTTAAATAAAAATCAAATTTAAATAATTATCATTAAATTAATTAAGCGCTAGCAGGGCATGATTCACCAACTTCGAGAGGACGACGAGGTAAATCAGGATTAATTGTAGAATTCATCCATGGGCTAACATTTACCTGAGGATTAGGTGGTTCAGATCTTAACTGTCTGTTAGCATTGCGGAGGGACTGACCAATTGTATTGACACCAACATGATACCCAGCATCTAAAAGATTAACTCCCTGAAGAATACCTTCGCCTACCGGTTTCGCAATATTAAATTCTTGAATCGCTTTACTTTCATCGGTCGGTAAAAGATCTTCAGGTTTGAGAGTCTGCTGAGGATAGCATGAAGAAGGAGTTCTACCTAATCCGGTGACAGCTTGCTGAGATTCATTTTGACCGAGTGGTTCAGCGGCCATAATTTTACCATTATCAGTTCCAGAATCAGTTAAGAAACCTTCTAAACCACACGATTGTAAAATTTGAGGTAAATATCCTGTACATTGGAGGATAATTAATAATACTACAATCATACATATTGTTTGATTCTCTTTACACCAATCCATTAAATCAAATGCCATTTTTATATATATACAAAACAAAAAAAAAATTACAGAAAAATTCTATTAGAATTCGCTAAGTTTTTTTTGAATACTTAATATTAATTGATTTTGTTCTTCATATTTTTTCTTTTCATTTTCTAATTCGGTTAATAATTTATTTTTCTCTTCTGTTTTTTGTTTTTCTTGTTCTTCTTGTATTTTTAAACTTTGAATATAATCAGCATCTAATCTTAAATCATTGTCTAATTCTTTTAATTCTTCTTCTTCTTCTTCTTTATCATCAAATGAATAAGAATCTAATATTGAAAATTTATCCACTTTATCTAATAAAACCTTAATCTGTGAAATATAACAATCACAATAATAATGTTGTTTTAAAAATTTCAATCCTTTAACATGAATAATACATATCAATTCTGTCCCCTCAGTTAATTTATTAACCTCAATACAATTTTTTTTTTGATCATAAATTCGACATTGAACCTTTTCCTTTTGTACAGGGACTTTAAATGAAAAGATAGGTTTTTTATCTTTTTTACTCGGTTTACAGGTTCTTTTATACATATCATCAATAATTTCTAAAGGTATATCTTTATTAAACCATTCTTTATTATTTTTAAATGTTTCTTTTACATTTCTTTCATCAAAATTCAATAAGAAATCATAAAAACTAAAATCTGTATTCATTGTCTCTAAATCTAAAGATGTATTTTTCTTTGTTATAATATCAGTTCCATTACTTTTACATATCATTTTCGGTGTTTGTAAATAAAATGGTTCATTTTTATAACTAATTGGAGCATAATAAATTAATCCTTGTTTTTCAGGTTTATTATAATTAATTTTCTTAATATCAATATCTGAATGTCTTAAAATACTCATTTGAATATTCTTAGAAGTTATCTTCTTAAGAAAAACGCAAAAAAATGATATTTAAAACATTATTATATATTTACTTATTATATGACTTAATGTCATTTAAAAAATTATTAAATCGTTTATGTTTTGATCGAACTACAACAAATGAAATACCACCTCCTAAACCATTGGATATAATAG